TGAAATAAACTTTTTCGTAATACTTATGCTCCATCAACAAACAACAACAACAACTCAAAATCAAAATCAAAATCAAACTCAATGGCGAAGAAGAACACTGTGTCATTATGTAAGAATACGGATTGTATGAAAAATCCTCCTCTAGACTGTGGCGAGCAGTGGGTAAAATGTTCTCTATGTGATGGGTATTTTAATGATAATGGATTAGGTGATATTCTATTCATTGAAGAAGCGCCAAATAATAAATCAGCAGAATGTGGTATGTGTGGAAAGACAAGCAACATAATTCAAATGAAGAGCACTGGTGAATATGTTTGCGCAAATGCTTGTGATGAAGACGACGATGACGACGACGACGAATAATTCATCGTGATATATTAAATCGTTCTAAATAATCTCGCAAGTTTCTATTAATATTTTTTGAATCACCCCATAACAACCAACGTGAAAGAGAACCAGCATTCACCTTACTCCAATCCTCATTAACCTTATGACGCGCAATATAATTTTCACGCTTTTCTTTATCGCCCTCATCTATATAAGTAGATGCGCCTTCATAACCAAAATGGATTGTCTTTCTTGGATTTTTGAATACAATTACGTATCTTTTTTTATCTCTCGGCGATTTAGTTAAACTCACGAACTCCATATATATAGAATTATATTAAATGTTCATCTGGCTTCTATACTCCTCCTGAATCTCTCCTACTCGTGGGTAAGAACACTTTAACATCATCGTAAAATGACTTATATCGGCCAATGACTTCACTACACCAGTAGCCATTTCTATCACTATAGTTAAAAATCTAGTCTGTCCTCCAAAGACTAATTTTGCTCCATCTCCATTAAGAGTATATGCCTGCTTTGCTGGAGCGGTAGTAATGTCTGTCTGGACGTTCGCAAGTGTCCCTAAATATGAACCAGTATTACCTGCGTTATATCCGTTCATCGCAATTTCCTGCGTCTTAACGGCATATACATCTTGTGAAAGAGTTGCGGTAAGAATAGAACCAGAAATAATTTCCACCATAGTGTAGGGGACTCGCTCCATAATCGGCCCTAAATCTATTTTAATGGATAAATTGTCGGCTGCGGCAGTAGAATTAGCCCCGCTTACATATACATATCGGTCAGTTAAAGCACACATCTATACCATATAGATAGAAAATAACCTACACCAATTCTTTAATGACATCGTCTGTAGCATTGAGGTCATAAAATCCTTTGATGGTCGCAATACTCGTCCCACGACTTTTGCTTAAGCGGTTAATCTCCTCTGTATTTTTCGCCATATATGCCTCATCAATCACCATTTTAAACACTTTGCTCTCAAGCATTTTATTAATTAGCAATTTAGGTAGGTTGTAATTTAGTTTTCCTACCTGAAATAGTCGTCCTACCCCGTGAGCCTTTAGTGCTTTAATAAACTCATCATCAGTGATGACTTCTGTCTTCACTCCATATTTTTTAATTGTTTTGTAATCATTTCGCACCCACGTCGCCTTCTTACCACGAACAAAAATATAATTTTGCTTCGGGTCAGTCATATCCTTTTTGTCTTTTACTATTTCTACATCTACATCTTTATTACGAACACCATAAGTCATCATCAAATACCCGACGATGAATTTCTTCCATTCACCCGCCTCAAATGCCTTAAGCAATTCCTCTCGGTATTCTGTTGCGCTCATAAGGGTTTCTTTTAGCGATTTTAGTTTTTCTACATTATTATTTAGTCGCTCTTGAAATAGTTGTCCCCTGTATTCTTTTAGTTTATCTACGGGCAACTCCTCAATTCCTCGTAGCACGATGATGACGTTAAGTATATCCAAACGAGTTGATGCTTTTTCCAATTTGTTCTTCTCAAAAAATTCCTTAAGGTAATCAAGTTTCTCAATTTTTTTATCTGGAAATTTAAAATCCAATTTTGTCAAGCGTTTTACAATACTCGCATATACTCGTTCGGTGTTTGCTGAAAATGTTTTCTTCTTAAGAATTGCTTCCATATATACATTAAGAACATATTATTTTTTATTCTTGAACGCATATATTAACCAAGAAATTCAAAAGAACAAGTCGCCCCCCACGATGCTTTCAATCCAGTCCAGTTATTGTTGTGAATAGGTGTGTTTTTCGCAACTGTTGTTATTGTATGGATATAATCGCCTACGGCAAGTGGGACTATACAGAATGTATTTGCCGTGCTCCACTGCGAAAAACTTGTATCGTCGCCACGTGTATAAGTGAATGTAGTGTATCTGTTGCTGTCCCAAGAAGCACCATTTTTTGTTAATCTACTGAACCAATTAACACGATTGTTATAAGACTGTGAATGAGCGTTGAATGTGAATTCTATTCTGTATGTCCCTGCGGTTTGAATTAAAAATCCTGTATTCGCTCCGCCAGTTGCGTTGTTAGGTGTCGCCCAAGAGACGTAAGAATTATCTGCCATTAATGTGTCATAATTTTGATAATACGTCTGGTTTGAATTACCTGGTGTTTGCTCGGCTGTTTGCCGTCGTGCGTAATATCGTGATGCTCCAACAAGTGGCGATGAGAGATTTACTATTTCCGCTGTTGTTATACTGGCGTTATTAATGGATACATTTGAAATATTAACTCCTGCGGTATTTTCCATATTGACTACATTACCTCCTGTTATTTGAATAGTAGATGCGTTATATCCAACGCCAAAATTGAGATTTTGTGCTGTGGATAATGTCCCATAATTAAATCTGGTTGTGTCATTATATAAAATTACACTATCGCCCAGAGAATTATCCATTTTTAAATTAGAACCTGCGCCGAACTCAAGTGTTTGAGACACCGAACCATTAACCATATCCACGAGTGATGAGTTAATAGTTGAGTTGTTTATGGTTGAAACATTAAGTGTAGAGAGATTTAACGGGTCTGCTGTGCCTCCTGTGAAATTAATCGTGGTAATTCCTGCTACAGTATTGAGTGCTATGTCTGTGCCGCCTACGAGGTTGGGACTTATGTCGGCGGTTAGTGTCGTCGCTGATATATCGCCTGATGCTGATATATTTGAAAATGATGAATTGCCTGCGGTTAGTTGAGACTGAATTGTGAGAGTTGAAATTGACGCCGTGCTTACATTTAATGTAGAGATATTTAATGGGTCTGCTGTCCCTCCTGAAGCAATGGTCGTAATTTTTGTTGTCGGGTCGGTGGTTAAAGTGATATTTGAACCTGCTGCGATTGTCGCAGATATATCTGTTCCCGCTAAAACCGTTGATGCGTTTAATACTGATGTATTCATAAATCCCGCATATGATGTTGTAGAAACTACATCTGTTGCTCCTAATACAGTTCCTGTTATATTTGTTCCTGTGATATTTCCAGATGCCGAAATGTTTGAAAAACTCGCATTCGTTGCTGTCATTTGTGTTTGAACGTTTAGAGTTGATATATTAGCATCTACAGAAACATTAAGATTTGATATATTAAGTGGGTGTGATAATCCAGGCGTAATAGTGCTTATGGTTGTTAATCCGCTTGTTGTTAGTATAGAGATATTTGTTCCCGCTACTAAATTGCCCCCGATGTCGCCATTAATTGTGCTGGCGTTTAGCGTGGAGGTATTGACTGTCGCTGCCGTCGCCGTTCCTGCTACTACATCTGTCGCTGCTACGAGAACCGCCCCTACATCAGTTGCGTTTAAGTCTGCTACAGTTAGGTCTGTTGTGATGCTTACAGCATTATTTACTGCTTCCAGTCTGTATCCATAGAACCACGAGTGGTTTGCCGACATATATACACTTGCTCCGCCGCTTACTCCCATTACCCAAAAATAATCATTAGGTGCGGCATTACAGACTACGTCAAATGCTTCTGTTGCTTCGCTTGAATAACCGCCCATTCCAATCAGTCCCCCATTCTTATAAATACCAATTCTAAATGATGTCGGGGTCGTGTTGATAAATGCTTTGAACCCGAAAGTCCAGACGCCTCCTGCTCCTGCTGGTATATAATATCTTTGTCCGCCTGTGTCATATCCGCTTCCAAACACGGGTGTGCTTTCAAGTTCTATTACATTAAAATTAAGCAACGTCCCTGCTCCAACTGTTTGATTATTATTTAGGTTTGATGTCGCCTGAAAAGCATATTGTGTGCTTTGTGATAAAGCATTAGAAGAAATAGTGGTAATTCCCGCTGCGGTTGAAAGCGTAATGCCTGCCGCTGATGCTAAATTACTACTGATGTCCCCTGTAAGAGAACCTGTTATTATGCTTGACGAGTTGGTTATATTACTTGAGTTGATAGTTGAAGCGTTGAGTGTAGAGAGATTTAACGGGTCGCTTGTCTGTGCTGTATTACCTATGGTCGTAATACCGCCTACAGTGGAAAGGGAAATCCCAGTTCCTGCTTGAAGATTTTGAGATATATCGCCGTCAATCGTGCCGCTTACCCTTACATCGCCGTTAATATCTACTGCGTCTAAATTACCATTTAGCGTCATAATAGGTTGTCGTGTCGCTGGGTTTGATAAAAAGAAATTCATATCTATTGACGCATTAAGCGTTGTCCCTGTTAAGGTTAAAATATTATTTGCTCGTGCCAATGAGGTTGTATCGCCCGTGTTTGTGTCGTCAATATATAATAATTGAGTGTCTGTTGTGCTCGCATTCACGAGTGATGAATTAACTGTTATAGCACTAGCAACGCCGAAACCCCCAGTAGCACTTGTTATACTTGACGAGTTTGTTATATTACTTGAGTTGATGGTTGAAGCGTTGAGTGTAGAAAGATTTAATGGGTCTGTTATAATTCCAGTGTTTGTTATTGTGGTAATTCCTGATACTGTAGCAAGGGAAATTCCAGAACCTGCCGATAAATTACTACTGATGTCGCCAGTTAGACTACTACAATTAATGGTTTGAACATTAGCATTTACGAGGTTTGCGGTATGCCCGCCTAGTGTGCCGTCAAGAGAAATATTGCTTACGTGTATATGGTCTGCCGATAAGTTGCTGATATTAGCGCCGACGCTTTCAATGAACCCACTATAGAAAGTATTGATAGTTCCACTGGTTGCGATTAAATCTACCGTAGTTAAAAGACTACTGTTTATCGTCGTTGCTGAAAGATTATCTACGTGTATATCGTCGGCGATAATAAGACTGGTATTTATATTTACTGGACTAAAGGTAGTTGTGGTAAGATTGACTATACTAGCATTAGTAGCAGATAAATTATCGCAACTGACGCTGTTTGCCGAAACAGAGGTAGTGGTGAATGTGAAATTATTACACGGTGGGCAACCTGCGATGTTGGTTTGAAACGACATTTACTATATGGTGATATTAATTTTTAATCAGTTGCTCTAATATCCATCTGTTATGGGTAATTAGCATCATAAGATTTGATATAAGGGCTGGATATTTTTTCTTTTGTTCCGTCATATGGAGTGGGAGCATATCTTCTGTATCAAAATACTCAAATAAATCGTGGCAGAAATGGACGTAGGGTGAATAAAAATCATCTATTGTTTTGTATCCTGAATATAGACTTACTACTTCGCAACCGCACGCCATAGCAAAATGAATACGATGTGTTTCTAAAATATTGCTGTCGTAGTAGGGTATATTTAGAACTACTTTTGCTGACTGTAGAAGTTTCCGCATCTCTGCTTGGTCGCTGTGCTTCCAATCCATATGAAATTCTATTTTTTTATCTGGATATTTCTCTCGTAATCTCTTCTCCACGGCAACTCTTCGGTCGTTCTTGCTTCCTACAAACAAAATATCTATTGCTCTTGGTGTCTCTACTGGTGTATATACAAACTCTGGAAAATACATTGAATATACCCTAATACCTTGTCCGCCTAAATATTTTTTGGATAAATCGTGATAATCCCAGACGATATTCTCTTTCATCAAAGTTAAAAAATACTTGTTTTTTAAATGATTGCTTTGCGGTGGTTCTGTATTAATAATTATGAACTTAATATTTTTAACTTGGCGCTGAATGTTATACAAGTTAATTGCTTGTTCGTGTGCGCCGAATACTAAATATATTTTTCCTTCTTCTGGGGTGAAATTATTTTCTATAGTTATTCCTAAACGTCTGGATAAACAAAATGCGTTCTCGCTGAAAATAGTGTGAAATACTAAAATCCTAAATTGCTCCATATATATTAAGTATTTATAAGAATGTTGCCTGTTGTTCCGCACCCCCTAACACTTCTTCATAAAATTCCGCCGCTCTTACTGGTCTGGTTTTTCTTTCTGGACGTAGTTTTAATGGCTGGTCTGGTGTTATTACTGGACTGAATGCCTTTGATGCGCTTAATGCTGTATCTACACTAACGGTGCGCTTTCTCGGCACTGCTGGGGGTGCTTTTGCTTTACTTCCTTCGTCTCTATCGTCTGGTCTTGAACGTCTATATCTAGGTGGTGAAACCACCCTACTTACTACTGGTTGTGCGGGTGTTGGTTTTGCTGCGGCTGCTGCTTTTGGTGGTCTGCCTCTGGGCGGTGAAACCACCCTACTTACTACTGGT